CGGCTCCTTAGCAGGCTTTGCCGCCCTTTTTCATGCCCAAAGGCTTCGCACCCTTCATGGTGGGCATCTTGGCCTTGGTGTGGCCCTTTTGCTGCACGGTGTGCTCGCCGTGGGGGCGCTTACCACCAGAAGTAACTTTACCCATTTTTGCGGTTGTGATGCCGCCAGATGCCATTTTCTTAGCCATGGTTTGGCCTCCTTCTTTCATAAGTGAAGATTTCCCGTGGAGGGTCTTCGGTGAATTGATCTTTTGAAGATCGGCACGGCTTTTGGTGCCCTTACCAAACTTCATTCCTTTATCCGCTTGCACGAATTCCTGACCCACACTTTGCGGGATCCCCACACGTTTGGCTGCGGCGGGGTTGTTGGCCACCATTGCCATCAGATTGTGTTGCTTTTTACTAGTTGAGGGCACTTCTAGACTCCTTGATATATGCGTCAAGTTTGTCGTTGAGCTTGTCGAACCGGTTGTCGATGTGGGACACAATCTTGTCGATCTCGGCCTGCGTCACATTGTCCCGAGCAATTTCTTCCCGAGTTCTGTTGAGCAGAATCTGCACTCTCTGCATCTCGTCCCACATGGTCTTCGCAAGCCAGATCAACAGGCCAGTGAAGAGAGACAAGATCGTGTTCCATAGCATCATTTCCATTTCAACAATTCCATGCGCGCAAAGATTTGTTAATCCGGGAGTTTGGGTCCTTCTTGGCCTTCTCTCCAGTTAGCTTGGATTTCATCCCTTCCATACGGGCGCAGAAGGACGCACGGCGCCCTTTGTCCTTTTCGGTTTTGGGATTCGGTGCGGGGGGCTTCAGATTCATGCCCTGCTTCTTTGCAGAGGCGCGACCTTTGGCGTTCAAGCCACCTTTGGGATTCTTCCCTTCCGCTCTTTGCCATGCTGGACTCTTAGCCATAGAACGCCACCGCACTAATTCCTGCTGCGCAGGTGATTACAGCACTAGTTTGGCAAAGCACGCCATCGCCCGGAATAGCGATGTGGACGGGGCCCGTCCCAGTAGCCGTGTAAGTAAACAGAGTTGTTGCTCCGTCCGCCACGGCTACTGTGGCGTTTGCTGTAGTAGCGCTAATAGTGAGCCCTTTCACACGGGTACGACCGTTATAGATCGTAGTTGCCGCACTGGCAGGGCACGTTACGCCTTTTACGTCAAATTGCATACCCATGTCGGGCTCCTATTAGGCGCTCTGCTGGCCAACGAGAGGATCGGCAACGAAGTAAGTGATGTAGCCACCAACAGTACCGGAACCAGAAGTGTCGATCGTCACAGTCACATAGGCCAGTTCGCTGGTAGCAGTGAGGGTCAAACCGCTTGTAACCACGCCAGTGGAAGCCACAGACAGGTTGTTAGCGATTGCAGCGCCGGTCACGGTGCCGCTGTTGTAGCCACGAGTACCGAGGTCCACAGAGCCAGAGCCTGCGTCGTTGATGGCCACAGAAAGGACCACAGCGCCAGCGGGAAGAATGAGAGCGGGAGCGCCAGAGGCGGAAGAAACCTTGACGTTGGTTGCGGTAGCAACGGAGGCATCAGCAATGTAAAACTGTGCGGCCATGATGCCAGAGCCACAGTAAGCGGTGCGAGTCTGATCGCCGCCGCCCGAACGCCAAATGCTTTGGGTGGTAGAAACTGCCATTTGAATTGTCCTTCGTACAAAGATCAGCGTGTCAGTTGTGTACGCATCTGCCGGGTCAGTCTGACACACCGGGGTTCCCGGTTTTGGTCACTATACAGGATTTTTAGGGGGTGTCAAGCGTATTTGAATGTCCACCCTTTGTAAGGGCCCCGAGTCAGTGGCTTCTCGGATTTAACGGCACGGTTCACGGTCGGAGGTGTCAGCCCCAACGCTTCCCGCACAGCCAAAATACTGGGGTAAATTGTGACGCTACCGCTTGCGTCACACACTTCCACCGCCTTGCTTACCTTTGCCCCGTGGTCGGGCCGTTTCTTGCCGTACCAAAAGTTACCTTCGCCGGTCAGAGTGGCGGAGATTTTGGCTCGAACTTCGGCGGATTTGGGCTTGCCAATCAAACTTGCGCGGATGGCGGCTTTTGCTTTTTCGGAATGCGTGCGCCCCTTCCAACTCTGCGCCGCAAGCTCTTTGGGCGTTCGTTTGCGCCCCCAAGTTGGGCTTTTTTCCCCACTCCAACCAAGAGTTGGGGCCACTGCATCGACCCCGATGTTGTAGCAATAGTCTTTCCCAACATGCTCTTTGAGCCACACGTTTTCAGCGGCAAGTAGGTCGGCATCCTCGGATAGCTCCTCGACTACAACGAACACAAATGCTTGCTCTCCATACTTAACCCATGCTGCTTGCAGGTAGCGGTTGTTATGTTTACCTGTTCGCAACTCAGAAAAATGCCGCCGCTTTCTGCGTTTGAGATCAACGGCGCTACCCACGTAAAACTTGTTGTTCACGATGTTGATGATTTTGTAAATGCCTCTGGCCATAGTTTTCTCCTTTGTGGCCAGTGTACCATGAACCGAATGAATAACACAAACCCCAAAGAAAAGGGGGCCGAAGCCCCCTGTTTCTGATACTAAAAGTATCAAGAAGAGCCCGAAGAGCCCCACATTCCGAGAGGGTCTGACCAGCCGAAGCTGTAACGCTCACGAGCCTTGTAGCGAACGTTCCCTGTGTCAAAATCCCCGTCCATTGAATTCTGAAGCGGTGTGCGCACAAAGTGCTTCATACCGTTCGGAACGTCAGTGGTCAGGAACCAAGCGTTGGGGTCGGTCAAGAAGTGGTTAACTGTGTAACCTTCCGGAACCGCGCCCATGTTCTTGATAGCGTTGATGTCGTTGTCATTGGTACCGACACGGAGTTCGGTCTCAAGCAGACGGTCAGCAACGAACATGAGGGCCGGGGGCACAATCATCTTCTTGGGACGAGCAGCAATCAGCAGGCCACGTTCGTCTGTCCAAGCGGCGATCTGAATAACGGCGGCTTCCAAGGAAGTCTCGTTCAGGTCAACTTGCACAGCGGGGGTGTTGCTGTTGGTGCCACCAGAAACCAAGGGGTGATCGGTAGCGAACAGGGCCTTGCCGTCGCCACCGGGGTAGCTGGCAGAGAAGCCGTTGTTCAGAACCGTAGCAGCCTTGACTTGCTTGGTGTAAGCCATAGCGCGAGCCAGAGCCTTGGTGTAACGAGCAGACAAGCTGTCGTACAAGTTATCTTCGATCGCCTCTTCAGTGATCGAGAAACCCAAAGCGATGGTTTCGTGTGTATAGCGGGTAGACCATGCTTCCTGAGCGTTGTCGTACGCGATGGCAGAACCTTCGTTCTTCACCGGTGCGGCAGAGAAGCCAGAGAGCTTGGTTTCTTCTTCAAACGAACGCTCAGAAGTCTCGGTTTCGTAGATTTCTTTGTGTTCTTCGCCGTAACGAGCGTACTCAAGACCGAACAAGGCGTTCAGACCGGGGAGCAACTCTTTCAGCAGTTGTGCGCGTGAAATAGCCATGATTTACTCCTTATCAGACGCCTGTTGGGTTGAGATACTGATGACCGCCAAGCAGAGAGCCGCCCGCATCTTGGTACGGAGCATTCCACTTCACGATAACTTCGCAGAAGTTACCAGACGAGTTGGCAGTATCGGGAACCACGTCGATAACGCGGAGGGGGAGGCTAGCAGTGGTGGTGGCACCAGCAGCGCTGTACACGCCGATCTTGGAGTCGCCAGTCACGGTAGAACCTGTGTTTTGCACGAGTTCGACGTTGCTGCCAATGATAGTGCGACCCAAGAAAGCCACGGTCAGGCCGTTGCCGTCTTCGGTTTGACCAGCAACCAGAGCAACCTTGAAGAGTTGGTCTGGATCATCAGCCACGTAAGCGGTGATGGATGTGCCAGTCGGCGCAGTGGTGTTAGCAGGGAAATACTGTGCGAACACAGTTTGACCTTGCGCGTTGACATAAGAGCAGCCGAGGAACACGCCAACGGGGGTGGCGGTCGCTTGACCTGCATCTTTTTCGATGGTGCCAGAAGAAACCAGCTTAACAACGTCGCCATAGAAAATCGAAGTGGCGTAGCCGCTTGCAATGTTCAGGAGACGAGTCGCGCCAGCAAACACCTGACCGCCGATCAGATTGATCGGCTTAAGCCCGTAGGGGGCTGAGACGGTTGGGTATGCCATTTAAGGACTCCAAAGATTTATGAACCAGAACCAAAGGACACCTTGCTGGACTTCTCTGAGAACAGAGGCATCCGGGCGTCGCTTTGACGAAGGAAACTGTTGTCCACCGATTCCACCTGAGCCTTGTTCTGGTTCTCATAGTGCTGAGAACGCTGATCCATGAACTCTTCGGGAATGCGACAGAGCAACAAACCACCTACCTCGATGTTTCCTTTGAAACGACCTTCGGTAGCGGCGTGCAACATGAGTTCGGGATAGTCCTCTGCTTTGCAGGGCTCGTATCCTTCACGCAATTTGGACGAGATATTAGATGGATCAGAGTTACCCAAGATGCTGATACGCACCCAACGGTGCTTCCAGCCCGCACGGGGATCAGGAGTGGGGAGTACGTCCGGAGCGCGCCACGATGTTACTCGGTGCGTTGTTGCCCGGCTCTCCAGTTCACGACCAGTGCGGTTTTGACGGCCTTGCGGCTGAGTTTGTGTATTCTGTTCCATGTTTAATTCCTATCCAATTTAGCAACCTGTTTCGCGTATTCTTCCAGCGGGACACCGAGGCGGCGAGCAATCGCAGCTTCAGATGCCTTTAGCTTCATACGGCTAGGCGGTGTGCTACGTGAGGCCGGAGCCACAACCGTAGCGGGTTTTGATGCACGGCGCGGAGGTTCATCCTCATCTGCCGGTTCGGCCCTTTTCTTTCGAGGCGGCTCGTCATCCTCATTGCTCTGAGTTTCGAAAAACTCAGGAAAACGTTTGCGCATTGTCTTGTCGATTGTACGGAAATATTCTTCCGAACCAACATATTGCGGACCATACTCCTTGGCTAATTTCTTGTCAAGCCCCATGGCAGCCGCAGTCATCTCATCGTCCACGCCCCACCAGTCAGAGTTGGCCTCAACCCACTGCTGGGTACGGCGGCTCAACACCGGTTTCTGGGGTTGTTGCGTCTGAGTCGGCGCTTGGAATTTGTCCTCGTCCACCTCATGCGGGCGCATGCTGGCGGCCTGTCTTGCTTCCAGAGTGGCCTCAGCAATCTCTGCTTGAGCATCGGCGGCAGCGTCAAAGTCACCGGCTTCTTGGGCTTCCTTAAACTTCTTCTTGGCGGCCATAAGTTTGGCCTCTGCCGCAGTCTTAGAAGTCTCGATTAGCTCCTTGCTACCGGTAGCAAGCTGTTGTTGGAGACGGCGGTTTTCTTCGTAAACCTGTCGTGCAAAAGCCTCGGCAGCCTCGCGCTCACGTAATGCTTCTTCTTTAGCTCTACGCTCGTCGTGATAACCACGAGTGAACTTTTTAATACGTTGTTGGACCTTCTCGTCGTACGAGGCAAGCTCCTCGTCGGTCGGGTCTTCAACGGGTTCGCGCATCGGTTTGCGGCCACGATCCTCTTCCGGGGTATCGTCCTCAATCTCGACCTCGAACTTGTCTTCTTCGGCTTTTGTGGTGGTCTTTTCATCCACCTCGTCGGGGAATTTGTACTCTTCCCCGCCAAATTTTGGCAACGGCATGGTTACTCCTTATGCAGCACGGGTGATACCGCGCGGGTCTTCAACAACAGCCTCGACGGAATCATCGTTGATGATCCGGAACTCTCGGCCATGAATCTTCAGGCGGGTGCCTGAATTGGGTCGGACGATGATGAAATCACCTTCCTTGCACGACGGTCCGCTGGGGAACCGGGTAGCGTCTTTGTAGGCGTCAGGGCCAACCTTGACCACAAACAGGACGGGGGTGAGCATCTCTTCTTTCCAGATTTCCTTGCTCGACTTGACCAGTCCAATTTCACTGTCGGCATACTCCTCCATCGCCTCGGGGACGACACAGAGTAGGTGAAAGGTCTTTGGGTCAGGAAGTTGTTTGGCCTTCTCTTCGGCGTTCTTTTGTAAGATGCCTGAAAGGTCCACTGCTGCTACGTCAAACTCAGTCATTCGCGCTCCAATCTTTGCACGAGGTCGTTGATGATGTTGTCTGCAAGGTTGAGACCTCGGATTACCCCACAGACCTTTTTGTATTCGTCATACGTATCCGCACGACTGGCAGCCACGAACGCAACTTGTTCTTGGCGCATCTTCTCGATTTCCTGTTGCACGAGTGCAAGCACCCGGATGGAATCGCTCATTCATTCTCCTTCTTTGGTCGGGGCTGTTGCTGGGCCGCCCGTTGCGCCCGCTGCATGGCTATCTGAGCACGGTGTTTGGCCGTGTCGATACCTATGCGAACTCCCTCGATCTCGGTCTGCTTGGCGAGCTTGTCGCGTGCAGCGGCAGAGGTTGCAGCGACCTGCATGGCCGCGATTTCCTTTTGTGCCGCGATGCGTTCTTGCTCGACTCGCAACCGTGCGTCTTTCTCGGCAGCCTCGATCTGCTGCTTTTGTGCTTTCAACTGAAGCTCTTGTTGCTTCAACTGAAGTTCTTGCATCTGCATCTGGACCACCGGGTCCTGCATCTGCTGTTGGGCGGCCTGCTGTTGCGCCGCCTGTTGTTGGCCCATGACGATCTGCTGTGTGGCCTGCGCCGCCATGATGGCGATCTGGTCGGCCATTTCTCTTGGAACCTCGGGGGCATCGCCCTCGCCTTCGCGGTACCCTGAGTAATTGGGCAGAGACGCGCCAACCATCTTCTCGACTTCGAGGCGGTACTTGAACGCCATGTGCTCGTTGATGTGAGCCATCATTGCCATGATCTGCTGTTGGCCAGCGGGGTTCATCTGCGCCATCTGCTGCACCATCGGGCTCTGAATGAACGCTGTATGAGCGGCCATATGTGCATCGTGATTCTGCTCAACAAACGCCTTCAGGGGCTTGCCGGTAAGCATGTCTTGGTTCTCTTGCACCGGGTCCACGGGGATGGCATCGTCGTCGATCGGCACCAACTTGGCTGCGTTCTTGACCCCCAAGACCTCGATCATCTGGCGGTGCAGGAGGGGCAAGTCATACAACTGGGGTGCAGTCTGGGCAAGCTGGAGAACTGCTTGGTACGTGACGATCTTCTGCGCCATCGTGGCTGCGTTGGGATCAGACACGGGGATCACGTCCACCATGTCGTAGTCTTCTCTCTTAGCGGAGCGACGACCATCGACTGGCTGGTACGCATACTCGTCCGGCGTGTAGTCGGCGATGATGACCTTCAAGAGCTTGAACTCCTGCTTCATCGCTGCGTGGATGCGCGACTGAACTGCCGTCATCACTTTGAGAGTCCGCTCCAAAATGGCCAGTGTTGTGCCCACGGGAGCTTGGCTGGACATATCGCTGACCTTCATGTCGCCACTGGACGCAAAGGCTCGGCCCTCTTGCACGATCTGATTGAAGAGCGTGTACAGAACCTGTGATGGCTCCTTGTACGGCAGGGGCAGAATGTTGTCGCGGATGCTGCCAGAGGGGACGTCTACATCCCGGAACTCCCCCGGTTGAATCGGCGTGTCATCACCCTTAACGCGAAGTCCGCGCGATTTAAGGCCTCCGGGGAGATTGGACAAGGTGCCCGCATCGACGAGTTGACGGATAAGCATTGTGGCGGACTTGGCATAGCCGCCGATGAGGTGGATGAGTCCGTACCCGTAGAACCCAAAGCCGGGGATGTATTGGTAGTGGACGAAGTGCTGTCGCTTGATGTGGAGTTTGTCTCCTTCATACCAATTCCTCCGAATAGCCAAAATAGTCTGCGTGCCCTTCTCGATGGTCACGACGTACGGCAGAGCGATCCCAGTCGGCTCACCGTCCTTGTCTTTGTCCTCGAACCCCGGCAGGTCAAGGAGGACGTGCATCTCAAGGATGCGATAGCGGTCGTCACTGATACCGGAGAGGCCCATCTCCTCGGCCTTTTGCTTCTCAATGTCGTCAAGCTGGTAGCTCGGCTCACCAAGCTCCACATCACGGTAGAACCCAGCCTCGATCAGGCGAGTCACTTCCTGCTCGGTCTTACGCATGACGTGTGTGACGCGCTCGGAGTCCTCAATATTAGACGCTCCATACGGCACCACGATGTCCTCGGCGGGGATGAACATCGCCACTTGACGCCCTTTGCTCGGGTCGTAGTAGACCTTTTTGAACGCTGAGCCGGTGATCGGCAGGGCCCACAACAGGCGCTCATGCTCGCTGCGGTACTCTGTCATCACCTCCGTCAGTTGGTAATTCATGTCCTCTTTGACACGAGTTGCCGCTTCTTCGCGCAGTCTGTCGATCGCCCCAACAATCTGCGTTTTCACAGGCCCCATCGCTGGGAAGGTCTCCGTCATTGCCTCCGACTGGAAGCGCACAACGGACTCGGTCAGCATCGGGTGAAACACACCACAGGCGCCTTGCCACGGCTCGGTACGCTCCTCGTACTTCAGGCCCAGGAGTTTCAGCCCGTCGATGTACGTCTGTATCCATTCTTTGCGGTCCGAGATGTCTTTATCAAAGTCTCCGATCAAATCACCGGCTAGAGCAGCCAGCTCCTTGTCGTCC